TCTTTGACGTATTGAAGGGCGACCTCGGCCAGATCATTACTCTGCTGGACGGCATCGGCGGTGCGTTTGATGGTCTCACAGGGCGTCTTGGAAACCTTGGGGCCACGCTCAACGATGCCGTCGGCGGCTTGGGTAACTTCCTTGGAAACTTTACGGCCAACCTTGCGGCGGGTGCGCCGCTCACAGGTTCTGCCATCGAGCGTTCCGCACAACTTGTGCGTGACAAAGAGGGCTTCCGAAATGTGCCCTACAACGACCCGGCTACCGACGCGAACGGGAATCAGGTTGGCCCAGATATCTGGCGCGCTGGATACGGCTCCAACACGTTCATGCGCAACGGGTCAGTCCAAACGGTCCAGCAATCGAGCCGAGTGACCCGAGACGAAGCTGAAGCCGATCTGGCCCGTCGTCTGGTGGAGTTTCAGAACGTCATCATCGGGCAGATCGGGGCAGACACCTTCCGTGGCATGGAGGAGAGTCAGCAGGCTGTGCTGACCAGCATCGCCTACAATTATGGCAACTTGCCGGGCCGGGTTGCTGGCCCAATCAATGCCGGGGCCAGTGACGCCGCTATCGCAGAAGCGATCATTGGCCTGTCTAACGACAACGGGGGCATCAATGCCCGTCGCCGCGCCCAAGAGGCTGCGATCTTCGTGACAACCACAGACCCCGATGGGACAGCGCAGCGGGAAATCGAAGGTGCGCAGCCGACACTTGACCAGAACCAAGCCCTTGCAGAGGGGCGGCAACAGCTTGAGGTCCAGCAACTCATCAACGAGGGGCGTGAACGTGAGGCTGAGATCCTCCAAGCGCGGAATGCGGCGCTGGCAGCCAACCCCAACATCTTGCCGGATCAACTGGCAGCCGTGGAAGCGTTGGCAGGAGAGACGTTCGACCTTGCGGCAGCGGGCGATCTGGCAAATGACGCGGCTACGGAAGCCTCGCGTCTGGCCGAGGAAACGGCTGCACAAAGGGAGGCTACCGGCAGCACTCTTGACGACGCCGAGTTTGCTATCCGCCAGCAGGATCTCATGAATCAGGGCCTCGAACGTCAGGCCCTGATCGAGGCAGCCATCCGGCAAGCGAAGGCGAACGACCCCAACATCACCGCGCAGGAGATTGCCCTGCTGACGACGCGCACGTCTGCTCTCTACGACGCTGAGCGGGCTGGTGCCGGGGTAACAGCCGAACTCGAAGCCGCCGAGAAGGCTCAGGAGCGGATCAACGAACTCACGGAGAAACGAACTGCACTGCAAGAACTTCTGGAAGCCTCTATCGAGAACGGTGACACCGACAAGGCGATGGAACTCCAAGAGCAAATCTCGGCGGTCAACCTTGAACTGCTGACCGCAATCGACAACGCCGAGAAACTCTGGGAGGCGGTAGGCGGCACGGCATCTGAGACAGCTATCGCGCAACTCGGCGTGGCCCGGCTTGAAACCCAGAACTTCGGTCAAGACGCGGACAATGCTTACCTGAAATGGGACACCCTCGGGGGTCTCTTTATCGACGGCCTAGCCAAGGGGTTTGACCAATTCGCGCAGGCGGTCGCCAACGGCGAGAATGCTTTTGATGCTGCCCGAGACGCCTTCCTGCAATTTGTTGGCGATTTCCTAGTTCAGATCGCCCAGATGATCCTGAAGCAGGCGATCTTCAACGCACTGCAAGCGGCCTTTGGCGGGACGCCTTTTGGGTCGTTCATCGGTATCGCTGCGGCCACCGGCCACACGGGCGGCAGGGTTGGATCGAAGCGCGTCGGCGGGGGCAACCGGGTCAAGACCGTCAACCCCGGCATCTTTGCGAGTGCAGCGCGCTACCACGGCGGCGGCATGATCGGCGGTCTGTCTCCCGGGGAGGTGCCCATCATCGCCAAAGAGGGCGAGTATATGGCGTCGGAGAACGACCCTCTGCACCCCAACAACCAGAGCAGCAAGCCGAGCGGTGGCGGTGGCGGTGGCGGCGAGATGACGATCTACAACCTCGTGGACGGCGAAGCGGTCATGCGCGCGGCTCTGGCAGCCGACAAAGGTGGCAACCTCTTGCTGAACCATATTCGTGCCAACAAAGACTCTTTCAAGGCGATTCTCAATGGGTGAAAACTGGACTCGATACGGCGGCGCGGCTCCTTTCTGGCCGAACTTCGCGCAGTCTATGGAAATGGAATTTGAGTTCGACACGCGGATCAACGTCTCGCGCGACGGGACTGAACAACGTGTCGGGTGGCTGCCGTTCCCCAAGACGGCGGTGTCGTTCGGTTCGTGGGCGCGTATGGGGAAGCTGGCCGCGCTGTTCGACCTCAGACAGACCCCGAACGCCCCCCTGATCGTGCCCTACTTCTACAAGTCGGTCATGCTCAGTGCGGCGGCTGATGTAGGGGACACGCTGTTGTCCCTGACCGGCGCAGTCCCGGCTTGGCTTGACGACGACGTGAGGCTCATCCTGCACGGTCCTGACGCGGACGAAGGGGTTGTGGTGGACTTCACTGGCCCGAGCAATGCCACGCTCGTTACGGGCCTCCTGAGGGCGTGGCCTGCGGGTTCACGGGCATACCTCGCCCGGCAAGCCTTCCGGCACGACAGCAACACTTTCCAGATCGTCTCCCGGCGCATGGGGTTGGCCGCTAAGCCCCGATTTGAGTTTGACAGCAGATCGCCCGCCATACCGCTCACCAGTGCGAGCCGCACCCATGAAACAGCGGGTGGCCGAGTTCTCGAACTCTTTGACTTCAACGCCAACTGGCGAGACGGTTTGACGATCAAAGAGACGCCCTATCTGGAAGAGGTCGTGTCCCGGCATGGCCTACGCGACCTCTATGCGCCGCACGAGTTCTATGGTCACAACCGCCAAGAGAACCACCTTCTAACCAATGCGGAAAAGGTCGAAGGATTCACAGACTTCTTCATGCGCCATTACGGTCGTCAAAAGGCGTTCTGGGCAAAGACCTATCATCCGAAACTGCCTATGGCCGAAGTGATCTACCCTGACGAACCGGGGCCTACAGGCTTGGACGCTTCAGACCTCGAATACTACCCACAACTCTACCCTTTCAACAGTAATGGCGGCACAGACCTTTTTGAATTGACTGGTTCGGACGGTTCGGTGCAGCTTGTTGATCGAATGTCCCGTTTTGGCGGGGAACGCTCAATACCTGTTACTTTTTCAACCGGCCTATTTCCGGTAGACGAGTTTTTTCCCTTGATTACGAAAGAAGGACCAAGCAGAGCGCATATTGAAGCCGGTCTGGTTAGCCTTGAATGGAGCGTAACAGCGAGTTCTCCCGCGTCGTGGAGTTCCACAGCTCGATTCTATTTGCAAATCAGTGGCGACTTCCCAAACTCGAATGATTTGCCAGAGAACTCTCAGCGTTGGGATGGCTTGGTCAGGGAACGGGGAGGTTCGAGAGCGTATGACCCCAACATTTCTATAGATCAAGAAGACACTGGCCCTGATATTATCTATCAAGACACTGGCAGCTTTCCTATCCCTGTAGATTCTTGGTTTTTTCGGGTTAGGTTGAACCTTTTTGTATTTGCTGTTCCGCCCCAGATTAGAGAATCCAGTTTCCGACTCGTCTGGACCGCCCTTCCCGAGGATTATGATATTTTCGAGACGTATCAACCTATCACCGTGCCGTTGCCCGTGACGGCTGAGCATTACAGCATCTATCGTTTTGACCAAGACCGCCTTACAGTGGCCCTGCGCACCGGGGAAGTGGCGGAATCGACCGTGACCCTTCGAGCCTTAAATGAATCTGATGAGTGACCCATGCCATACTTCCAAGGATCAGTTGACTCCACACGGCCTGTCGAGATTTTCGAGGTCGTCTATGGCCGCGAGGCGGCTTCCCTGTTTCGCTACACAGACGCGCCCGTTGCCCTGATCGTAGGCGGCGAAACCTATGAGCCGGTGGCGATTACTCGAAACTCGGCCAAGGTCGAAGGCAACGGGCAACAGTCGAATATCCAACTGAAGATGCCTCTCGACTGCGCGCTCGCGGAACTCTTCGTGCAGTTCCCGCCGAACGTCGTTGTCGGATTGGTGATCCGGGTCGGCCAGATGCCTGCTGTTCCCGCAACGCCTCAGAACTTATCCGACTTCAGCACGGTCTGGGCAGGCATTATCACGGAGAGCAACCGGGAAGGCTCCGAGGCGACCCTTGAGTGCAAGACGCCAGTATCCGATCTGGAAATGCCCGGCCTGCAAAGGTTCTATTCGTGGACGTGCGGCCACCCACTCTACGAGACCCGGTGCGCGGCCTCCCGGTCGGCGGGGGCCACGGCGAACGTCGTCTCGATCATAAGCCCCCTTGTCCCGGGTCGGGTTCACTTTGTCGCTGATACCGGATGGCGCAAGACGGATACCAACCCTTCGGACTATGTGGGTGGCTACGCGACGTGGGAGGGGCCTCAAGGTGCAGAGTTCCTGACAATCCGTGACGCAGGAAGCGACTATGTGGACCTTCTTGGACCTTTGCGTGGTCTCGCCGTGGACGACGACATAACGGTCCATCTCGGCTGCGCCCGCACCTTGGAGCATTGCGTCAGGCTGCACAACAACGCCAACAACTACGGCGGGCAGCCGTGGATTCCTACGGAGAACCCGATCCGAGAAAGGGGTTTCTGATATGCCCATATGGCTGATCCAAGTCATCGTAGCTGTCGGTCTGAGCATCCTCGGATACTTGCTTATGCCCAAGCCGAAACAGCCGACGCCGCCTTCCCTGAAAGACCTGCAAGAGCCGACGTTCCAGTCCGGTCGGGAGATGCCCAAGGTCGTTGGAACCCTCACTGTGAAGGGCCTGAATGGAATCTACTTTGCGGATAAGGCCCTGCGCACCCGCAAGATTGACGTCTGATGGCCGACCGTGTGACGCTGGCTGACGGTTTGGCCGCAGGCTTTTGCGGCAGGGGCGTCCTCCAAGCTGCCCGGGAGGTTGGTCTGGACTGGCGGAGGTTGACCCAAGACGGTATTCCTCTGGCCGAGTGGCGCACGGTAAACGACTCTCAGTTCAAGCGCGTCGGCGACATAGCCGAAAATCGGGAGGTCTGACGTGGGGAAAAAAGGCGGGCAGCAGCAAAAGGTCTACGACTATCTCGCGAGCCTTCAGTATGGAATTTGCCACGGCCCTATCGACGCGATCTATCGGGTGCGAATTGGCGGCAAGATCGCATGGTTGGGCGACGTCGTAAATTCGCGGACGATTCGCCTGAACAACACGGAACTCTTCGGCGGGAACAAGGCGAGCGGCGGCATCTATGGCGACATGGACGTCACTATGGGCCGGTGGGACGAAGTCGCGTCTACGCCCTTGGCGGCTCGCCTTGAACTTCCTCTAGCTGAAATCCCTGCCTATCGGGGCTTCGCCACGGTGTTCTTCCGGGGCACGGCGGGGGTGACTGTAGCTGACCGCATCCCGTCCTTTGCCGCCAATTATCTGACACAGTTTGCCAGCCTGTTTGGTGGGACGAGCGAGAACGCGACGGGTGACTCGGCGGGCTTTTATTGGGGCCAGAACGTCGTCACGATTCCTACCGCAGACGTGACCGTCAGCTATTGTCCACCGGGGCCTTCTGGCGGCGGCGCGTGGCGTGTGATCTGGCCTGACGACGATGACCAGACGCATGACAGTGGCATATCTGGCGAGGATTACGAAGAGAACGAGGAACAGCCGCTTTACCCCGGCGAGAACGGCTTGACCAAGCTGCCCGGGGCGAACCCGGCATACATGATCTACGAGGCGATCATCTCGGAGGACTACGGCTCAGGAATACCAGTCGCGGGCATCCATGCGGCCTCTTTCCTCACTGCTGCCGAGCAACTCCACACGGAAAAGTTCGGCATGAGCATGATCTGGACGGCGCAGATGAAGGTGAAGGACTATGTGCAGGAAATCCTGAACACGATCCGCGCCTTCTTGTTTGTGGACCCGGACAGCGGCCTCTGGACGATGCGGTTGCTGCGCGATGACAACGCCTTCTTCGACGGCAGCCGAACGATCAACCCGAGCAACGCGGACGTGCGAAACCGCAAACGCATGTTGTGGGGCGAGACCGCCAACCGGATAATTGTGCAATACACAGACCCCACGACCGAAGAAATGTCCACGGTCGAGTCTACCAACCTCGCCAACATCGCTATTCAAAATGGGCGTGTCCGACCTGAGACCAAAGAGTATAAGGCAGTCCGCTGGCCGCAGTTGGCGCAGGTTTTGGCTGACCGTGATCTTGCCGAATTGTCGCTCGCCTTGTTCTCGGCGCAAGTGCGTGGCGACCGCAATTTTGCCAGTGTCAAACCCGGCGATACCTTCGTGCTGCAATGGCCCGAGGATGGAATTGTCGCTATGATAGTCCGGGTCATGAAGGTGGACCCCGGTGGGCCAGACAGTGCCGAGGTCAGGTTCGACGTGGTGGAGGACTTGTTTGCGTCGGCGACGAACGCCTACCGTGCGCCGCAGGCTGGTCTGGCAGTCCAGACGACCGCCCTACCTGCGCCGCTGACTGTCTCGATCCCCGTGACTATCCCCATGTCCATCATGACGTCTTCCACGGGCCTCACTGTCGCGGCCCTCGACGCCTTGTGGCCCAGCCTCCCCATCGGGTTCATTGTGGATCACCCCTCTCTTCCGGTTGAAGAAGTGCGTGTCTACGGGCCGGTCCCTCAACCCAACGCTACGAGTCCCAGCCAACAGATCGCCACGGTGGACACGTTCAGGTCGCGGCAGATCGCGTCGGATTGGGTGCCTGAAGTCTTCTCGACCTTGACCGAAGCTGAAGGGTCTGCGCTGGGGGCAGAGACTACCTCGCCCGGCAGGGTCTTGATGCTTGGCGACACCGATGCAGTGTCAGAACTGGTCATGCTCTACACCTTTGCCGCCGGGGAGTGGACGGTTCTGCGAGGTCTCTACGACACGGTGCCCCAAGCGTGGCCGACGGGGACTCGGATCAGCGCCTTCCCTGATTTTGCCGAGGACTTCGATCCGCAGGACCGTGTAGCCGCCGTGCTGATCCCCTACCGCTTTCAGCCGGTTGTCGGCGGTCGGTCACTCACTCTTTCGTCCGTCCCGACCGTCAACTTCACGCCCACAGACAGGCCGATCCTGCCGTTCCGACCTGCCAACGTCCAGCTTGACGGGGCTGGGTTCAACGGGGTGGACTATTCAGAGGAAGTGTCTCCCCCGGCGACCTATGCGGTCACATGGGCCAACCGAAACCGCACCCGGGAAGACCAAGTTCCGCTGGCGTGGAACGCAGCCGGGGTGACGC